AATCAAACGACTGACCATCAGCAAAAAATGATGTTTGATAACGAGTCTGCTATTGAATCTTTACCTAGTGGTTCTGACCCTGCCCGTGGTGAGTCGGTGTATTTAGTTATTGTGGACGAGTGGGCTTTCTTACCTAACCCTGAGGAAGCGTGGGCTTCTATTGAACCTATTGCCGATGTCGGTGGGCGTGTAATTGGTTTGTCCACCGCAAACGGGTCTGGTAACTTTTTTCACCAGATGTGGGTTGGTTCCCAAACGGGCACCAACCAATTTGAAGGTATTTTCTTTCCTTGGTCCGCTGGTGACCGTGACGAGGACTGGTACACAGTTAAGGCACGAAATATGCAACCTTGGCAGTTACATCAAGAATACCCTCGTAGCCCTGAGGAGGCTTTTGTCAAATCAGGTAACCCAGTATTTGACATTGACATGCTGGACAGTTTTGAAACCCTTGAACCTATGGTTGGGTTTCTCCATGCGTACGCAGACAAAAAATACGAGTTTGACGAGGGAGAAGATGGTCCTCTTAGTGTTTGGGCTTTTCCTGCTGTTGATAGTGTTTATGTGATTGGGGCTGATGTGGCGGAAGGTTTCAGTTATGGTGACTTCAGTTCTGCCCATGTGGTGGATGCCACCACTGGGGAAGTTGTTGCTCATTGGCATGGACATTGTGAACCTGATGTATTTGGTGACATACTTGCCGACTTAGGTTGGTGGTATAACCAGTGCCTTGTGGCTGTTGAGTCCAACAACCACGGCTTAACCACCATCAAGGCTGCTCAACGGGCTGGATACCGTAACCTATTTAGACAGCGTAAAATTACTCAGCGTAATCCTCAGGCTACTGAAACTTTGGGTTGGAAAACGACTACTGTTACTAAACCGTTGTCTATTGACGAGTTGTCCGCTGCAATTCGTAACGAGGAGTTAATCATTTATTGTCAAAGGACTATTGCGGAGTTGCGTACCTATGTGCGCAAGGACAACGGAAGAACTGCTGGCTCTCCTCATGATGACCGTACTATGTCTTTGGCTATTACTAATCAGATGTTGAAGTATGTTTGGCTTCCTGAGTTCCGTGGGGATGTGGTTGTACCTAAAAACAGTCTCATGTGGTGGGAACAACACATGTTTAGTGAACAAAACGAGGGTAAAGTACCGATTGGGGCACATAATATTCGTGCCAGTCTTAAAGTTCCTCTTTAAGGAACAAGATTGCTATTATTATGGAAGTAACGAACTTTAAATGCGTGAATTGTGGCTGTTCAGTGGAAGAAACTGTTCAAAAGCGTGGTTATGTGTGCTTTAAATGCCATGTTAAGGGCATTCGCCTTGGTTTTACTCACGGTAAAGAGGCTTTTAGTGGTCCTACTATTGGTGAGATTCAGCGTAAAACAGAATCTGATGCTAAAGCCAAGGGTTTAAACATTGAACCTGTCGGAAGTCGTTGGATTTAAGTGGAAGCGTGGCTTGTGCCCATTATTGTTGCCATTATTGGTGGACCTATAATGGTTGTTATGCAGAAGTTGCGTAACGAGAATACAAGCCAGCATGCTGAGGGGCGGGAACTGCTTAATCGGGTTCTTTACAAGGTTGATGAAGTTGGAACTAAGATTGACACTCATATTGGGTGGCATGATGGAAAAGAGAAATAATGCCAAAGGTTGGAAATAAAACATTCCCTTATACCGCTAAAGGTATGAAAGATGCCAAAAAGGCTTCTATGGTTACTAAAGTGGCTAAACAAAAGAAAGCAAAAAAGAAATGAAAATTAGTAAAGAAAACAAATGTGCACTGGCATCATATGCCCGTTCCGCAACAGCAACCGTGCTAACGGTTGTTATTGCAGGAGAAACATCCCCCAAGGCTTTGTGGGCTGCTGTAGTGGCTGCTTTTCTGCCTCCTGTTGTTCGCTGGCTTAACCCAAGTGACGCTGCTTTCGGAAGGAGCAAATAATGGCTGCTAAAAAGAAACCCGCCATTACTGGTTTACATTCACAAGGTATTGTTGATGACATCATTAAAATTGGTGTTAAAGGTGTACGAGCAGCAGTTAGAACTACTAAAGCCAATAAGAAGTTTGCTAAAAAAATTCCTGCTGTACCTACTACTCGCAAAAAAGATGCTTTTGGTATGTATGAAACAACTAAGCAAAAAATGAAAAACCAAGGTGCCCTTTCTTATAAAGACAGTATTGTTGGTGTAGCCAAAGAAAAAGCAAAAGCAAAAGCAGCAGCAAGACCGCCAGAACCTCCTACTTGGGTTCGTTCAGACCCAATGACTCGTAGAAATCTGGGTAAAGCAAACCCAATGGGTAAACCACCAGAGCCTCCTAAACTTATAGGACCAGCACGACCAGTTAAAAAGGCACCTGTTAAAAAGGCTGCACCAAAGAAGAAGTAATTATGGCTCGTAAACCACAGTCCGAACAACTATCAACATACCGAGAACATCTTAACGCCTCCAAAAAGTGGCGCAAAGATGAAGGGTACGACGCTACATGGAAGCGTCTAATTGATATTTACAAGGGTAAACACTATGACCATTATAGTGACGAGGACAGAATGTTGATTAACATTTCGTTTTCCACTATTAATGTTATTGCTCCTGCTGTGGCTATTAACTACCCCAAGATTACTGTCAACGCAACCAAGCCCGACAACGCACCTAATGCGGTTGTCGCTGAGGCTGTTGTTAACTACTGGTGGAGATACCGCAGTATTCGTGAGGAGTTCCGCCGTTCAGTTAAGGACTTGCTTATTTGTGGGCATGGCTGGATTAAAACTGGTTATCGTTTTGTTGAGGAGGCTTCAATTGGTGAAGATACTGAAAGTGATTACAATGACAATGTTGCTGGTGGTGAATCTACTAGTAATTCTGTCATAACAGTTGACTCTCCGTTCGCAGAACGGGTGTCAGTGTTTGATGTGTTTATTGACTCTGATGCTACATCTATGCATGACGCTAAATGGATTGCTCAGCGCATTCGTCGTCCTCTTGCCGAGGTAAAGTCGGATAAACGGTATAATAAGAATGCTCGTGAAGAAGTTACTATTATGGCTGTTAGCCGTTATAGCGAGGACCCTAGCCAGCGTAAGGTTTATGACAAAAATTATGGTTATGCAGAAATTTGGGAATATTATGACATCCGTAATAAAACGATGTCGGTTTTTAGTGACGGTGGTGAATCGTTCCTTATTAAGCCAACTAAGATGCCTTATGCTTTTGGACATCCTTTTGTTATGCTTCGCAATTATGATGTTCCTGATGTTTTTTATCCCATTGGTGACCTAGAGCAGATTGAACCATTGCAGCGTGAGTTGAACGAAACCCGTTCACAGATGATGAATCATCGTAAACGGTTTGCACGCAAGTACCTCTACAAGGAGTCAGCCTTTGACCAGTTTGGTCGTAGCGCCCTTGAATCTGATGAGGACAATGTTATGGTCCCTGTGGTTTCTGATGAGCCACTCGGCAATGTTGTCTCCGCATTCCCCGCTATAATTAGCCCTCCTGAGTTTTATAACCAGTCGGAAATGATTACTAACGATATTAACCGTATTACTGGTTTGCCTGAGTTTATGAACGGCGGAATCCCTGAGATTCGCCGTACTGCTACAGAAATTTCGGCTGTTGCCGATGCTGCTAATGCTCGGACAGCAGACAAGTTGGCTATTGTTGAGATGGCTATTTCTGAGGTTGCTCGCCGTATGGTTATGCTTGCTCAGCAGTATATGACTGGTGAGCAGGTTGCTCGTCTTGTTGGTAAAGATGGTGAACCGTTTTGGGTTACTTTTGACCGTGAGTATCTTGAGGGTGAGTTTGACTTTGAAGTAGTGGGTGGCTCTACGCAACCCCACAATGAGTCGCAACGCCGTCAACAGACTTTGCAACTTGTTGATGCTTTGGCTCCGTTTGCTGGTGCTGGTATTGTTAACATGCAGGAACTTGCTTCTTATGTGTTGCAGTTTGGTTTCAACATTAAGAACCCAGAGAAGTTTGTCCAAGCAGCACCTGCACCACCTGAGATGGGTGGTATGCCACCTCAGGGTGGTCCAATGCCTCCAGAGGGGGCAGGGGCACCACCGCAGGGTTTAACTCCTGAGATGATGGCACAGTTGCAGCAGATGCAGGGACAACCTCCACAGTAGGGAACAGCCTTGCCATATGTAGAGCAACCATTATAGGACTCTAGGAGAAAATATAATGAACGATGAGTTCGTAACCGAATCTGATGTAGAACCCGTAGGGTCACCTAGTTCCAGTGAGGTAAGTCAGGTTGATGATAGTCCATCTTTAGACATTGCAGAATATTCTAATCATAGAGTACCTGTTAAGTTTGATGGAGAAGAACTGAATGTTCCACTTTCTGAGGCTATTGCTGGTTATCAACGGCAAGCAGATTATACACGCAAAACGCAAGAGTTAGCAACCCAAAGGCAATCTTTGGAATTTGCAAATTCTTTGCAGACAGCACTTGATAGGGACCCCGCTGCAACGATTGAGTTGTTGAGTCGCCATTATGGCATCTCAAACGCCCAAGCACAGCAGTTGGTTGAAGATTCATATGATGAAGATTTAGACCCTAGTGAGCGTAGAATCCGTGAACTAGACCAGCGTATTGCGCAGTTTGAAGAATACCAGTCTCAGCAGCAGATTGAAAAAGAGATTTCTCGCCTTCAGTCCG